TTACATTTAAACATTTATGATATTTATCTGTATTATGATGTGTTATCTTTGAGATAGGGAGCTCCTATTAGCCAGCCCATACTGAAATCATCACCAGCGGCGACTCGCAAGTCAACGTCGGCACGATCCTCTGTAGAAGGCGTCGTTTCAAAGAGACCACTAATTGCATTCCAGTTTATGTTACTGACACGAGAACCTTGATAATCAAGCACACACGCGTTGTACGTGATATCGTCAAGTGGTATTCCGTCAGGAGCACAAATTGGAAGTATAGGGGTATTTGAATAATAGGGGCATGTTACCTCAATGAATGGATTCAAGTCTACAAACTGTCGGTGAGAAAAGCTTGTACCCTTGTAGTTTGGTGTAGGTGGAGTGTTTTGCGACAGTACTGAACCAGCTACTGGTAAACTTGTGGCGGCATTGGCACTCGTTACATGAACAACGGGATTTTCTTGCACAGCGACATGAGAGATCGTGGGTTTTTCAACACCAAGACCATCATTGGCGACATACAAGAAAGCATCGTGCATTGTTTTGGGTTGGACGGCAACTTTGTAGCGGATGCTACCTCTCCAAAAGCGGTAAAGCCAGGAGAAGTAGTCTAGAGCAGCTACAGAGGTGTCTTCTTCCTTACCAAAATATCCGTTGCTAACTGTGACTTTTTGGTACCTACTTTTGAAAACCGTTTCAGCCCGAAACCCGAAACGTTTTATCAAAGAGCGTATGTTGCGCACATCTTCACCAATAGTCAGTGTTTTTGGCACTAGCGCGTTAGTTGTGTTCATACCAAACATGTTTGCAGCATCAGAAAAGTCATTGAACCCTTGCTCTTGGAAGTTACCCAAGACTTGTGATTCGTAGTCTGAAGAAAAGTCGTAATCTTCATCTACCTTTGCAGGTACCTGACGACGACGTCTTGTTAGCTTCTCTACGATTTCTTTCTTAGTAACTGGTTCTAATTTCTGAGGTGTAAACATGTCAGTTTGTGTTGGTGAAGTTTCAGTACCATTACCAATCCTATAACGTTCGAAATCAGGTATTTCAAGGTCATAATCACTTGCGGCGGACACCC